AGATGATCTTGAAATTCCGACCTTCTTACGCCGCGAACCTATTGCCGCGCCTCCGAAAACGAAGGTGCTGGCATGATCTCGCTTGGCAACGTTCATCAGGCCGCCCCCACACTACCGCCCCGCGTCCTTTTTCACGGCCAGGAGGGCGTCGGCAAAACATCGCTGGCAGCTAGGTTTCCGCACTGCGTCTTCCTGCAAACGGAAGACGGCACGCCGGCGGGATTGAAGATCTCAACGTTCGGGTTGCTTTCGAGCTACGCCGATGTACAGGACGCGATTACAGCACTCGGCAGCGAGCCGCACGATTTCCAGACCGTCGTAGTCGACAGCCTCGACAAAATGGAGCCGCTGATTTGGGTCGACGTTTGCGAGGCCAACAAGTGGTCTTCGATTGAGGCGCCCGGCTATGGCCGCGGCTACGTCGTCGCCGATCGCTGGTGGCGCGATTTTATCGCGGGATTGGATTGGCTGCGAAGACAGCGCGGTATGACGATGTTTTGCTGGCGCACAGCAGCGTGGAAACCGTGAATGATCCGCGCGCGCCAGCATATACCTCCTATCAGCTTCGCCTGCACAAACGAGCGCGCGGCCTGATCGCCGACGAGATGGACCTCATCGCCTTTCTCGCGACCGACCTCAACGTTGTGAGCGAGGACGCGGGTTTCAACAAAAAGCGCAACCGCGCCGACGGTGGCGCTGCACGCTGGCTGCACTTCGAGAGCCGTCCGGCGTTTCTCGCAAAGAGCCGTTTCGAGCTTCCAGCGAAGATGCTCTGTCGCAAAGATTTCGACGTCAGCAGCGCGCTGGCGCCGATCTTCCCGCAGGTCGCACCGGGATAAAGACAGTAGTGCGATCAAAACACGCAAATGGAGCATACTAACCATGAGCGAAGTATCAGCATTTTCCTTCGATCCTGAAACACAGGAAGGCACCAGCTTCGATCTGACACCGCCCGGCGACTACGTCGCGCAGGTCATCGAGGCCAACATTCGCCAGCCGAAATCTGGCGACGGCCACATGCTGGCGCTGACCTGGAAAATCTGTGACGGCGAGTATGAGGGCCGGCAGGTTTGGGAGACGCTGTGCTATCGGCATTCCAATCCGACGACCCAGGATATCGCCCGCAAGAAGCTCAAGGACCTGTGCGTTGCCTTCGGTATCACGGAGCAAGTTTAGATCCGGAAAGCTTCTTGTTTAAGCCGGCGAGGGTGAGGATCGGCATCCACTCTGACAAGTACGGCCAGTTCGACGATAAGAACGTCGTCAAGCGCGTATGGCCACTGCAGGACCCGGAGCCAACGACGCCGAAGCCGACGCTGACAACCACTCCGGCGGCGGCGCCGAAGATGGCGCCGACGACCAAGCCGGCCGCAGCATCCGTCCTCAAGCAACCGCCATGGGAAAAGAAGGCGTTGTAGCATGTTCTCGCTGCGGCCATATCAGGTCGAGGCGCGGCGCGCCCTGAACGCCTTCTGGCACGCCGGTGGGGGCCATCCGCTGATCGAGATGGCCACCGCCACCGGCAAGTCTCTGCTGATCGCTGAGCTGCTCGCCAATGTCGCCGCGCGCTACCCCGCGTTGCGCGCGGTCGTGCTGGTGCACGTGCGTGAACTGCTGGAACAAAACCTCGAACACCTGTTGGACGCCTGGCCCGACGCCCCATACGGCATCAATTCGGCCGGGCTTGGTCGCCGCGATTGGCAAGCGCCAATCCTGCTCGCCAACATCCAGAGCGTCTGGCGCAGCCCGCAGCGACTCGGACGCCGGGACCTCATCATTATCGACGAGGCGCACTTGGTGCCGCAGAGCGGCGACGGGATGTATCGCATCCTGATCGACGGCTTGCGTGAGCTCGAGCCAGCGCTACGGGTCTGTGGCTTCACCGCCACGCCTTACCGGCTCGACAGCGGCCGCCTGGATGAGGGCGCAGGCAAGATCTTCGACCGGGTGGTCTATGATTACCGCATCGCCGATGGGATCCGCGACGGCTATCTGGCGCCGCTGTCGTCGAAGGCGACCGCTGCCAGCATCGACGTGTCGACAGTAGCGGTGCGCGGCGGCGAATTCGTCGCACGCGCGCTCGAGGCGGCCGCCGACCACGTGGCGGTTGTCAGGGCTGCGGTTGACGAGATCACTGCGCGTGGCCAAGAGCGCAAAGCTTGGCTGATTTTCTGCGCCGGCGTGCGCCATGCCCAGCATGTGTGTGATGCCTTGCGTGACCGCGGTATTCCGGCCGCTACGGTGACGGCAGATACGCCTGCCGAAGAGCGCGACGCCGTCATCGCGGCCTTCCGCGCCGGCAAACTACGCGCCCTCACCAACGTCAACGTGTTGACCACCGGCTTCAACGTTCCGGCGGTCGACCTCATCGCCATGCTGCGGCCGACGCTATCGACCGGTCTCTATGTCCAGATGGTCGGCCGCGGCACGCGCAAGGCTGACGGCAAATACGACTGCTTGGTGCTCGACTTCGCCGGGAACGTCATGCGCCATGGCCCCGTCGACCGCGTCGACGGCCCCGCCAGCGGCGGCAGGGCCGGGGTCAAGGCCAGCACGGTCGCCGCCAAAAGCTGTCCGAATTGCCATGAGTTGAATGGGCTGCGCGCCGCCGAATGCGCCTGCTGCGGCCGCGAATTTCTGCAGGAAAATCCAGCCCCAAAGCATGCCAGCGTGGCGGATCGTGCACCGATCATCGGTAGCACGACCGATTGGTTGCGGGTGACGGAAGTTAGTTTTCGGCTGCACATCAAATTTTCCGACCCTGGGGCACCGCCCTCCTTGCGGGTCGACTATCTATGCGGGCTGTCGCCTTACAGCGAGTACGTCTCGCTGGAGCGTGCGGGCTACGCGCGCGAAATGGCGGAGCGATGGTGGTACGCCATGGGGGGCCGGGCACCGGCGCCGTTTACAGTTGTGGAGGCGCTGGAACGTATCGATGAATTAAGCGCAGTGCTCGCCATTATCGTCACGCCTGACGGCAAATATTGGCGTGTTTTGGAACGTCGCCTGCGCCGGGCTGACGGCTCCGAGGTCGAAGTTAACCGCTACTGCCGCTGTCTTGTGGCGGACCGCCCACCGGTCGCAGCACCACAGATCAATGACGAGGTGCTCTATTGAGCGCGCACGTGGCCAATCGTTTTGCGACCAAAGAGCCCACACTGTGCGCGGTGTGTCGTCGCCATGCGGTGTGGATCGGCTACCACGCGGGCGGGCAGAGCCCCGTCATTTGGCTTTGCGACGACAATAACTGTCACGCCATCGCAAAAAAGGTTTACGCCATGCCGCAACGAATATTGGACGCTTACGAGATCGGTGCTGCGCTCGAAGCGGGGGCGATCGCCGGCGGCTACCTTGAAGAGATCGGCACCACAGATCTCGCCGCGCTTAGCCGTGAGCAGTGGCGCGAATTCCTGCACCGCTTCGTCATCGGTTTCGAGCAGGCTATGCGCCGCAAGATCTTGGAAAACGAAGCACCGTTTTAGGAGCAACAACTGGGTGCCTATGCGCTACTTGGCGAGCGTCTGATCGAGCGTGGCTTTGCCGCAATTCCGATCATACCCGGTACCAAGCGGCCCAGCTTCCTGCTCGCGGGGCGATGGCTCGGCTTGCCCAATTGGCAACGGCGCTTCAATCGTGGTGTGCCGCCGCCAAGCGAGCGTGCCCGTTGGGCCGAAGGCGATAGTGGCGTCGGTGTGATTACCGGCCCCGCCAGTCACGGCGTAGTGGCGATCGATATCGACACCGATGATCCTTCGATCATGGCGGCGATCACGAACGCGTTGCCGCCGACGCCGATAAAAAAGCGAGGCGCGAAAGGCGAAACGCTGTTCTACTACGGGCCGCACATCGAAACGTCCATGTCGTGGAACGTCGGGGGCCACCGCATTGTCGATTTGATTGGGCCGGGACGACAAACCGTATTGCCACCGACCATTCATCCCGACACCGGTAAGCCCTACGTGTGGACCGGTAGCGAAACGCTTGAAGACGTCGAGCCGGGCGAATTGCCTGGGCTGACCACGGACATCGTTTCCAAAATTTCCGGGGCGCTGGCGCCCTTTGGTTATCAGGCGCCCGAGCCACGTGCACCGCGCAGCAACGGCGGCGGTGCAGACGAGAGCCCGCATCGCCAATTAAATGAGGCCGCACTGGTCGATCTTAGCGCCTGGGTGCCAGCGCTCGGCCTCTATCGCTGTCGCCGTACTCAGCACGGGTATGAGGCTGTTGCCTCGTGGCGGCCATCGACCACCGGACGGCCGCCGGAGAAGCGTTGTCTTAATCTGAAAATCGTACCCGAAGGCATTCGCGACTTCGGCGCTGGCCAGGGGTATACGCCGCTTGACCTGGTGATGGTTGCACTGGCCTGTGATTTGGAATCCGCGTGGAAGTTCCTGAGCGAACGGCTCGGATTCGCTACAGGACTCGTGATCAATTTTAAGACGCCAGCCGCAGCAGCACCGGCACCCGAAGCTAATGGGGACGCACTAGAAGGCTTCACACACTGTCCAGGGGTCGTGGGCGACATTGTCGATTTCATTGTCGCGACCGCCCGGCGACCAAATCGCGTGCTGGCACTGGGCGCCGCCGTGACCGTCGTTGGGACTTTGATCGGGCGGCGAGTCGCCGGCCCAACGCGTTCGGCCACGCATCTCTATGTGATACCCGTCGCGCCCACCGGCTCCGGCAAGCAGCATCTACTCGAGGTCGGCGCGACGAATACATGGACAGCGAGCCGGAGCTAAGGCCGTATATCGCCCGCGCGGGCGAAATCGCAATCCGACTTGCGACCATCCGGGCGGCTGGCCGCTGGGGTCCCGGTGCGAGTATCGATCAATCCGATATGGAATGGGCTGTCGGCGTCAGCTGGACAGCCAGCCAAGCTTTGGCCAAGGCGGCAATAGAGTTTGTTCCGGAAAACGAACGTAGCGCGTTCGGTGATAAAATTCTCGGACTAATTCGCCGCCGCGGTACAGCGAAGGTGCGGGATGTCCAACAGTATGTGCGCGGCGCTCTTCACTCCCGGGAGATCAAGGATCTACTCGCCCAGTTTCTGGAAGCCGGGCTGATTGAGTTGACAATAGACGGCTATCGCATCGTCAAAGAACGCTAGCCGCTGTTTGCAAAGCTTGCGCGTTGTTTGCAGTGTCTTTCCAAACAGGATTTCCTAATGAAATCATATATATGAATATATATGTATGTAATGTTTGTAGTAGAGGATTTTTATCTGATCTGAGACCTGAATTGTCGAGGACAGTAAATTTACAAACATGCAAACACGGTTATCGGGTTGGCGTTTTTGTTCAGCTTTTCAAGCTCTTATGTAAAAACCACTGTTTGCAAACATTGTTTGCTGTTTGTAGCGTCAAGGTCGATCAACGGTGTCAGTGCAATAAAGCAGCTCTCTTCCACGTCGACATCCGCGTGTTGTTAGTCGCGCCAGAGGTTTAATTATGCCCTTCGTGCTCGGCGGACCGCCCGGCATCGGCAAAGACGGCTTGACCACACGATCGTCAAGGCGCGCCAACTTGGAACGATCGACATGAAAGAGGATAACATGCAGGGAATCCCGCGAGAAGGTCTACGGTCCAACTGGACAGTCGAGAGCATTGCCGCCGATCGCAACTACATCGACGTGCTCACGCTCTATCGTCGCCGCTTGCTTACAGATGCTCGACCGACGGCTCTTAAAGTGGCAAGGTTGGGTTCAGTTGACCGCGCTGAGAACAGCCAGGAGCAGCCGTGCACCAAGCATCAAGAGGCCGGCCATTCCAACCCGGCCAGTCCGGAAATCCCGGCGGCAGGCCGGCGATCGTCGGGGAGTTGCGGGAATTAGCCCGATCGCATGCGCCTGAGGCCATTGCAGAACTGGCGAGGCTTACCAAGGACGCCAAAAGCGAGACAGCACGCATTGCAGCCATCAAAGAGTTACTGGATCGCGCTTATGGCAAACCGACTCAGTTTGTGGCTGCCGAGAATGATGAGCCAGCTTTAAATGATCTGAACCTGGAAGAGCTGCGGGCGAGCATGCTAGCTGACTTTGAGCGGGTATTCCCTGAATACCGGTTCGTGCCAGCAGAGCAACTCAAGGTGATCTCTGGACCCGAAGAAACGGTCTGCAATACGGCTGAGAGCACTTGTGAGGAAAATCTAGGTTAGGCACTGTTTGACATCTCACCGAGTAACCGTGACGATACCGGCCCGGTGCAGATGCTTGGATTTTCAAATCCGGTTGATTGTCGGGCAGCGGATCCGCGTGCCGGAGCAGTGGCCGGATGTCGAAGGCGCGGCATTTTGACTCGCGGCTATGGCGAGGCCTTGAGACTGTCCGTAATCAGTCAAGATTACGCCCAGTCCACTTTGGGGCGGGGGCAAAAATCATGGCGAAGTCGAACCTCCGGCTGGTGGCGCCCGACTCAGAATTACGGACAGTCACGCCGCGTCGGCGCAGCAACCGGGACATGGG